TACGATGGTAGCATACTCCAACTTCGGGCGCACAAGATAAGCATGTTCTCCAATCCTATTGTAAAATGCATCCGGAAATGTTATTGATTCCAGTTTTACATTGCAATCATTGGTCGTATACAACATTAATTCTGCCGCAGAAAAAGTGTTCTTATCATGCAAAGCTGCCATATGCAAATGTTGGGGGAATGTATTGCAAGAACGAATAACTTCAAAAATTTCTGGATTAGGGGAAGTTTTATCATCTTTCTTTTGAAAAGCATCGTCATAAATGACAATTTTCTGACCTTTGTAACCATCCCAAAAGTCCGTTTCAACTTGTCTTCCATACACTTGGTGATGAAAATCTTGTTTTCCCATAAGGCCCATTGTTCTCAGTACATCAATGCACAAAGGATAAACCATTTCCGTTTTTCCAACACCTGATTCTCCAACAAGCCAAACACAAATAGGGCGCATTCTTGGTCCTCCTCCTTTAACAGGGGAGCAAGAAACGTATTGATACAACTCTCGTGCTGGTAATAAAGTGACAGAAACTAATCTCGCCATTTCACGATCTAAGAGAGTGTCTTGTTGAAATTTGACACCACGTTTATAAAGTTCTTCAACTTTATTTGCTACTGTGATATCAGTATCAATTTTGTTTCGTTGTTCTAAATCAAGATATTTACGCACTTCTGTTGCCCATTCATGTATTTCAGTATACACACCATTGGCACGTTCCAATTCTTCTTTTGATTTTCCAAGCACCATCATTTTGAGTTGATCATTTGCTAAGTTGAAATACTCAGAGCAGTAATCTACAATCTTTTGGGAGCCTTGCAAAGCTTTTGGAATGCGATCCAGACGTGAAATATAATTATCCCAATCATTTTTCCCTGGTATCTTTTTGATACAAACAAAAGCCACTACAGCAAAAATTAATTTGCCACAAGTTTGGAAATAAGGATGATAAATGGTTTCTTCTATTGTTTCGTTAATTCCTTGAGATGTCGTAAATTTCTCCTTTGCTTCATGAACTAGATTAACAATTGTTTCATCAAAGCCATAAAACTTCAAAACGAAAATCAAAACTATTGCAAGTGCTGTCTTATAGTGTTTCCAAACCATCATCAAACGAACAATAAGACAAACAAGTATTATTTTAATCAAGTCATCCTTTATGGTAGAAACTTTTTCTGTTGAATCCAAGACCATAGCCTGCACATTACTCTGAATAACTGGTAAACTATTTTCAAGAAAGTTGCAAATACGTGTTAAATTTGCGTTTACTTCACCCGCTGATTCTTTAATATTTAAAAAGCCTTGCGCATAAATTTTCTGATGTTTAATTGCACGTCGTAAATCTTTA